GATAGACATTTCTTTGATGAATGGTATATTTTTAATAAAGGCGGGAGATAAAGTACCTCCCGCTTGATTTTTATATAAAATTATGATATAATATTATTATAAGGTAAAAAATGATTTAAGGAGAAAATAATGCTTAGGTTTGAAACTCATAGTCATACACACTATAGCAATATTAGATTACTTGACAGTATTAATAGACCAGATCAATTAATAAAAAGAGCGCAAGAAATTGGTTTAGCGGGAATCGCTCTTACCGATCATGAGTGCTTGTCAGCTTCAATCGAAGTTAATATCCTTGCAAAGAAATTAAAAGAAAGTAATCCTGATTTTAAAATAGCATTAGGAAATGAAATTTATCTTACAAACACAAGAGATAATGGACAAAAGTATTATCATTTTATATTAATAGCTAGAGATGCGGAAGGTCACCGTCAACTCAGAGAATTATCTTCATTAGCTTGGATGAATTCTTATTGGGATCGTGGTCTTGAAAGAGTTCCTACATTAAAAGAAGATTTGTATAGAATTGTAAGCAATAATCCTGATCATTTAATAGCAACTACTGCATGTATAGGTGGAGAACTTGGAGTTAATATACTTCAATTAGAAGAAGCTAGACAAATAGGAGATATTAATACAGAAAATAAAACAAAGCAAAATATAGTTGATTTTGTTTTATGGTGTAAAGATTTATTTAAAGATAATTTCTATTTTGAAGTAGCGCCTGCCGCCTCCCGCGAGCAGATTATAGTAAATAAAAAAATAGCAGAATTATCTTCAGTATTTAATGTTCCTATTGTTATAGGTTCTGATGCTCATTATTTAACAAAAGAAGATAGATTTGTGCATGAAGCGTATCTCAATTCTAAAGGAGGAGAACGTGAAACTGCACAATTTTATGAATATGCTTATCTTCAAGATGAAGAAGATATTAAAAAGAATTTAACTCCATCTATTGTTGATTTATATGAACAAATGTGTAACAATAGTATGGAGATATATAACAAAATAGAGTGGTATGATTTAACTCACCCTCAAGTAATCCCAAGAGTAGAAGTCACAAATTATCCTAAACCCGTGTCTCTGCAAGGAGATTATTTTGAAAATAATTATCCAATATTGTCAGATATGTTTAGATCTGATGATAAATATGAAAGATATTGGGTAAATGAATGTATTAAAAAATTAAATGAAATTGACAAAAATAATGATACATATTTAAGTAGACTTGAAGAAGAAGCAGATATAAAAAGAACAATAGGTGAAAAATTAGGTACAAATATGTTCTCGTATCCTATCACACTTCAGCATTATATTAATATGTTTTGGGAATGTGGTAGTACTGTTGGTGCGGGAAGGGGATCTTCTTGCTCTGGTCTTAATCACTATCTTCTTGGAGTTACACAGTTAGATCCGATAAAATGGAATCTTCCATTCTGGAGATATTTAAATAAAGAAAGAGTTGAATTAGGTGATATTGATATTGACCTTTGTCCTTCCAAGCGTCCAATGATTATTCAAAAAATAAAAGAAGAAAGAGGACAAAATTTTAAATCAAATATAGATGATTTATCTCGTAAAAATTTAGGTTGCACATTAATAGCAACTTTTGGCACAGAAACAACTAAATCAACTATTCTTACCGCCTGCCGCGGATATAGATCAGAAGAATATCCTGATGGAATAGATAATGATGTAGCACAATATATGTCATCATTAATTCCTTCTGAAAGAGGGTTCTTATGGAACTTAAAAGAAGTTGTTTATGGAGATAAAGAAAAAGATAGAGAACCAGTAACCGTATTTATAAATGAAGTTAATCAATATCCTGGTCTTCTTGACATAATGTTAGGTATTGAGGGATTAATCTCCCGCAGAGGTAGTCATGCATCAGGAGTAATAATGTTTGATGAAGATCCATATGAATTTGGATGCTTTATGAGAACACCAAGCGGAGACATTATAACCCAATATGACCTTCATATGGCAGAAGCTGCGGGAATGACAAAATACGATTTCCTTTTAACAGAAGTACAGGATAAAATAGTTCAAGCAATAAAATTCTTACAAGAAGATGATGAAATTGAAAGTAATTTGTCTTTAAGAGAAGTTTATAATAAATATTTTCATCCCGATGTTTTAGATATAAAAGATAAAGATGTATGGGAGAATATTCAGCAAGGAAATATTTTAAATATCTTCCAGTTTGATTCACAAATTGGAGCGCAAGCCGCAAAAAAGATTCGTCCTTCTACTATGTTAGAGCTAAGTGATGCAAATGGATTAATGCGTCTTATGACAGCAGAAAAAGGTGCTGAAACTCCAATGGAAAAGTATATAAGATTTAAAAATAATCTTAAACTTTGGTATGATGAAATGAAGCAAGCGGGATTGAGTACTGATGAAATGAAAACTCTTGAACCTTACTTTAAAGATTCATATGGAGTCCCGCCTAGTCAGGAACAATTAATGCGTATGCTTATGGACGAAAATATATGTAATTTCTCTTTAGCAGAAGCAAATGCCGCACGAAAAATTGTCGGCAAAAAGCAAATGTCAAAGATTCCTGAATTAAAAGAGAAAGTATTAAAACAGGCAACGTCTCCTGCACTTGGTAGATATATCTGGAAATGTGGTATCGGTCCTCAGATGGGTTATTCCTTTTCTATAATTCATGCACTTGCATATTCTTTCATAGGCTATCAAACTGCATATATTGCAACTAAATGGGATTCTATCTATTGGGATACTGCTTGTTTAGTAGTTAATAGCGGAAGTCTTGAAGATGATGAAGAATATGATTTTGATGATGAAGAAGGGGTTATAAAGAAAAAAGAAAGAGGAACCGATTATATTAAATTAGCTAAAGCTATTGGTGATATAACATCAAGAGGTATTGAAGTTTCTCTTGTTAATATAAATGAATCAGATTATGGTTTTAAGCCTGATGTAGAAAACAACAGAATTTTATATGGATTAAAAGCATTAAGTAATATTAGTTCAGAAGTAATAGAAAAGATAAGAGCGGGAAGGCCTTACTCTGGAATTAAAGATTTTATGATCCGGTGCCCGCTTAATAAAACGGCAATGATTAATTTAATTAAAGCAGGTGCTTTTGATGAAATAGAAAATGTTTTATCCAATAGAAAAGAAATAATGGTTTATTATATTTCTCAAATATGCGAACCTAAAAAGAGATTAACATTACAGAATTTTAATGGATTAATACAACACGATTTAATTCCTAAAGAATTAGAACTTCAAGTAAGAATATTTAACTTTACAAAGTATTTAAAATCTTATCGTAAAGTTGGACAATATTATACGTTTGATGATGTTAGTATTCAATTTTTAGAAAAGTTTTTACCTCAAGTAATGAATTCTGTTGAAACAGTAAATAATGTTTTATGTATGAAACAGGCTGCTTGGGATAAAATATATCAAGCTCAGATGGATCCCGCAAGAGATTGGCTCAAAGCAAATCAAGAGACAGAATTAAAAAAATATAATACTTTATTATTTAATGAAGTATGGCAGAAATATGCGGAAGGCACTCAATCTCATTGGGAAATGGAAGCGTTATGTTTCTATCATGGTGACCATGAGTTAAAAGATATTAATATTTATAAATATGATTTAGCAGATTTTAATGAATTAAAATCATGTGAAGTAGATTATTTTATAACAAGAAAAAATAATCAAATTCCTATTTATAAATTGTATAGAATAATAGGTACTTGTATTGCAAAAAATGATACAAGACATACAATTTCATTATTAACCACAACTGGTGTAGTTGATGTAAAATTTACAAAAGATTACTATGCTATGTTTAAACGTCAGATTTCACAAATTCAACCAGATGGTACAAAGAAAGTTGTAGAAAAAAGTTGGTTTAAAAGAGGTACTATGTTAATGGTAACAGGATTCCGACGTGACGATCAGTTTGTTGGTAAGACATATGCTAGTACTCAGACACATCAATTATATAAAATAACTAACGTTGTTGGTGATGAAATTAAATTACAACATGAAAGATTCACCCCTCAAGGTGCATTAGAGGAAGATTATGAAGAATAGCGGCGACCCAGTCCAATTCTTTTTTGGACGGGGTTCCCGCACAGGAGAATAATATGTCAAATTTTGAAAATCTTAAAAAATTAGCAGGTGAAGAGCATGTAAATCATCCTAACCATTATAATAGACCAGATGCAATGGAATGTATTGATGAAATGATACTTATATTTGGTGAAGAAGCAGTAATGAATTTCTGCCTTCTTAATGCTTGGAAATATCGTTATCGTGCTGCAGACAAAAATGGCTTTGAAGACATAGCAAAATCTGATTGGTATATTAAAAAGTACAAGGAAATCCTTACAATGTCAAATTAAATTAATTTATATATCGTAATTTTGAAATATATTTACGAACCTTAAAATAATAATAACTAGGGAGGTAAATACATAATGTTCTACATAATAAAAAGAGATGGTCGTAAAGCTCCATTTGACCCAGAAAAAATTAAAAATGCTGTAATAAGGGCTTTTATTGCAGTAGATGGAGACACTTCTGAATATGCAGAAGAAAAAGCACAAAATATAGCTGACTATATTCAGGGTTACATGGAAGGAATTCCTAATGAATTAACAATAGACCAGATTCAATCTCTTGTTGAACATGGACTTATGGCTACCAAACGTAAAGATGTAGCCACCGCCTATATTGAATATCGCCATGATCGAGACAAGACTCGCAAATGGAATAATCAAATGATGAACATAGTTAGTGAAAAATTGCAAGCATCTAATGTTCAAAATCAAAATGCCAATGTTGATGAAGCATCATTCGGAGGTAGAAAAGGCGAAGCAGATTCAATTATTATGAAGCAATATGCACTTGATAATTGTATGTCTGAAAAATCAAAAAATAGACATTTAAACAATGAGATCTACATTCATGATTTAGATAGCTATGCGGTAGGTATGCATAATTGTCTTACGGTTCCATTTGATGACATTCTTGCAAATGGATTTAATACGCGGCAGACAGATGTACGTCCCGCAAATAGCATTAATACCGCATTTCAATTAGTTGCAGTTATATTCCAACTTCAATCACTTCAACAATTTGGTGGAGTTAGTGCTAGTCATTTAGATTGGACTATGGTTCCATATGTACAAAAATCATTTTTCAAACATTGGAAAGATGGAATGAGATATTGTGAAAATTATCCTAAATATGAATCTCTTTCTTATAAAGATATTTCTATTGAAGATAATTATTATCAAATGTATGATAAAGCATATGAATATGCTAAAGAAATGACTATGAAAGAGCTTTGGCAAGCAGTTGAAGGAATGTACCATAATTTAAATACACTTCAATCGCGGTCAGGAAATCAGCTTCCATTTACCTCAATCAATTATGGAACTTGCACTCTTCCCGAAGGTAGAATGGTAATCAAAGCATTGCTTGA